TGATTTTGAAGATTTACTCTCTAAAGACGACAAAGGTAAAAGGGTAGCAGTTATAATTCCAGAATCTGGGACCGATTTAATATTGATAAATTCACTATTAAAAAATCTACAGAAAAAACACAAGAAAGATAATATCTATATATTCACCAAGCCAGAATTTTATGAATACATAGAAGATAACCCTTATGTTTATAAGTGTTTGCCTTATTCAAATATTTTAGATAACCCATTGTCTATGGAAGGGTTTTCAGATCACGAAGGTTTTTTTAACGCTGCGTATTACCCAGCCACAACAACTCAAAAAATACCTTGTTACATACATAACGGAAAATAAAAATGCCACATTTACTAAAAGAATATTCTAAAAATCTAGGAGTCGAACCATCAAAAGTTATTGTAAATAAACATTTTTACCCAATAAGCTGTGATAACTTTATAGTTATATACAACGAACAAAAAACGAACTCAAAAACTTACAGATATTATTCTCTTGTTATTGATATATTAAGGTCTGTTTTATTGTCTAATAACATAGAAGTTGTCGTTATAGGTTCTGATGTTGGTGCCTCAAATAGAGCTGACTATGTTTATCCAAACTTATCATTTAAGGAGAACGCATATATAATATCAAAATCAAAACTTTTTATATCAATAGATAATGCCCTTACCCAATATTCTAGTAGTGTAGGGGTTCCAGTGATAAATCTTTATGGGAATATATACCCATCTATAACAACACCATTTTGGGCATCTAAAAACAAAAAAATAGACATAGAACCGAATTGGGAAGGCAAGCCTTGCATGTCTCTTAACGACCCTAATGATTCTATCAATAAAATTCCAGCTGAAGAAATAGCTTTATCTGTAGTTAATATTTTAAAACTAGGAGAACAAAAATTCATTAACTTTAAAACTAAATTAATTAATAAAATACATGCTAATTGTATAGATGTTATCCCCACAAAATATGTCGACCTACCTATATTCAAAAACGAAATTTTAAATCTTAGACTAGACAAATCTCCTGTTGATGAAAAATCCTTTTTTAGCTACTGTTTAAATCACAAATGTAATTTGGTTACTGAAGATGTTGTTATACAACTAAACTCTATCGAAAAAATATCAAAAAATATAAACAGTATAAGATTAATTTTGAATACAATGCCAAACAAGATACCCGAAAAGTATTTTTCTATACTTAAAAGATGGGGTATTGACTTCGAGATTTTAGTAAAAAACGAAAGCATATTAGAGGATGTTAAGTTTGAATATTTTGATCAGGAAGTAAGTTTTATCGATACCAGTTGTAAAAAACCAAAAGAAATAGATTCATCTGACAGGTTTTTTTCTTTTAAAAAGGTTGTCGAGGGAGATAAGGTTTATAAATGTATGAACCATTGGAAAAATAATATTGACAATGATGACAATATAGTGGATAATCCTGATTACTGGGAAGAATTAGATTACTTTTATATTTATGAACAACACAGAAACGGTTAAAAAACCCGCAAAAAAGACTACTAAAAAAGTAGCAAAGAAAAAAGAAGCCAATAGCAAAAAGCCTTTTGGTCCATCTCTTTACAAAAGAGATAAGCATGGCCTTCTTGAGTGCGTTGATTATATTTTCAACGATGATGGATCAGTAAATTGGAGAGCCATGATCAAACCCGAGTTTCTCTATCCTAATAAGGGTTGGTTTGAAATTCGCGGACAACAAGTCCCAACTTCAACAGAAGGGCTGAAGGATAACCAGCTTCTTATTATGCTTGGAGGCATCAAAGAGTTGGCCAAGCTTAGAGGTTTCAGTGCAGTTGCTTTCGATGTTAAGAATGTTGAAGAAGGTTACGTTACCGCTCGTTGTGATGTTGAGTGGATTGGAAACTATGAATCTTCCCACAACAGTGTGTCTTACGAAGATTATGCCAATGCATCCCTAGAAAATACAGACGCTTTTTGCGAAAAGTTTTTGGAGACTATTGCTTGTAACAGAGCTTTGGTTCGTTGCGTCCGCAACTTCCTTAACATCCACATCGTTGGCGCTGATGAAATTGACAAGTCTGATCCTACCCCAACTGGCAGTAGCACACAAACATCCTCCTCTACGCCCATAACACCCTCTGGTCTACTTGAGAAGATACTTAGAGATAAACACAACATAGAGTCTTTCGACGGCTTTAAAGAGATCCTCAGAAACCTTTGGAAGAAGGGTTCCTACCTAAACGAAAATGTTAAAGAGTGGTCTAGCTATTCTGACATTTCAGCAAAAGAAGCAAGAATACTTATAAGCATCCTTTCCAAATGATAAAAAGAATTTTAAATCCTGATGAGTTTTCGCTAATAATAGAAGACATTTTTCCTATATTAGAGGAAAAATACCAATGGTATATTAATTCAGAAAGCTTAAGAACTACGGTAGGCAAAGAACTTTTTATTTCTGAGATACGAGAAGCTTTATCTTCAGGGATTGCTGTTGTTTATTCAAATAAAGAAAAAGGAAGCTATAACGCTTTAGGTGTATTTATCATGCAAAAAGACCCGATTCTCGATAAAGTCTTTTTATGCGAACTTGTACTTTGGTCCGATAAACCAAGAGTTAACTTTGAAATCCTTGAAGAAGCTTGTAAATTTGGCAAATCTTCTGGTTGTGAATTCATAACAGTGTGCTCTCGAGAGCATAATCCAGACAAGGATAGCTATGAAAAAAATTTGATAAGCAAAGGTTTATTTAAAGAATCCTCAAACTTTTTTATGAAATTGTGATAGAAAGAGTTAAAAATGAAGATGTTTTTAAAAAAGCGTTAAGAGATATTTTTTTAAAAATTGACAATAATAATTTATTTTTAAACGAAACTTTAGATATATCTTATAGTGAAGATTGTTTGATAGACAACGCGCCAAATTACTTAATGCTTATCTGGGATGATTTTATTTGGGTTAATAAAAATGAAGAGGGAACATATGATGCTATGATATGGTTTCGCAGAAATAGAGACTGCAGATCTAAAGAAGAATTTTTTGACGAACACCTTTGGCTCTCCCATTCAACTGAAGAAGTTAATTTAGAATTACTAAAACTCGCAATTGATTTTGCAAGAACAACTTCAATCAAATATATCTCCAGCAACATATTTGAAAATGAAAATAGAAAAGAAAGCCTTAAAAATCTTTATAAAAAACTTGGATATAAAAAACAACAATCTTACTATATAGCTAAATTATGAATAACAGAACAGCAAAAAAAATCAGATCTATAATCAGACCAGATGACGCCACAACAAGAAGAGTATACCGCAGGGCTAAGAAACAATATACAAAAACGCCAAGCAGTCTCAAAAAAGATTTTATTTCGTCTTTAAAAATCTTAATGTCTGGAGAATAAGTTAGCCCTCCAGATCTTCTATTTCTTTATATTTATTTATATAATATTTGGATGCGACGACCTGGTACTCGCTTTCTTCATTTTCTTTTATGGCTTGTATTTTATACAAAGTCTCTTCTTTTGATTTGCTTTTAAATCTATAAGTTGATCCATCTGGTATAAATTGCAACAAAGAAAACAAAGGGTCTTTTTTATTTATATAAATTCTATCTCCGTATTCTCCAGACTCGAGCCCCCAACTAACCACATCTAGATCAATGACCTGCTTGTTACCTCCACTCATGATGTCTTTTGGGTTGGCTCCCTTCCCATATCCATAATCCAACTGAGCCGTTGTTTCTAGAATGACTCTAAAGCCACCTGAAGCAACTAGTTCTCCTCGCCTTTGGAAGTTATTTTTATTATAAAGATAGAGACTTGTCCCTCCTCCTTGCGAACATAGTGCTGGTATTACCTTTACAGCTCCATCTACGCCATCATAAGGTATGATATACTGATTTAAATCCTCATCTAACGGCCCAACTGCTTCCGAAAGAACCCAACCTTTTCCTTCTAAAGACCAGAATATAGAGGCCCCTCCTTCTTCGCGCACCCAAGATGGATATCTATCTTGGGCGGCAGGGAAAGGTTGTCCTCTTAAATCATTTTTACCAGAATATCCAGCTGTGTATTTATCAAAACGCCATCTACCCGCGAAACTAAGCCAACGAACCTTTAATTCTTCGACATCGGCGGTAGCCATTGCTGCGGGGAAGTTCCAGCCTAAAGAATTGTAATTACCAATACTGAAAAATCCATACCTTTCCCTTTTAGAAACATCGCCCTCGTTGTATCCATATGGTGACGGTTTATATAACTGTATAGAGGCGGTTTTATTGCCTAAATTATAACCGCCAAGTTCTGGGAATTTTTTAGAGACCCTAACCCATCCTTCTTCTTGATTCACCTCCAAGACTTTTCCATAATTTATGTTTTCATTTTTCAACTCGTCGTCTACAACAATCAAGTCTCCAGGTCTACATAATAAAGCTTCATAACCAGTCTCAAACGAAACTGTTTGGTCCTCTTGAAGAGTTGAATACAGGATGTGTCTTGCAGATCTTCTTACTTGAGACTTAGAAGTTATTCCGCTAAAGTTAACTATTTTTTTTATTGGGCCTCTTTTTTGTACATCTTCTGCATCCTCAATAACTTCTACTGTAGATTTGAACATGTTTCTCTTATCCAAGAAAACAGCCTCTATGGTATTGAACCTCTCTTCTAACTTTAATGAAGAGTATATAAAAGAGCCTTTACTAACAGATAAGTTATTAAAAAACGCAACTGGCTCTTTTGGTCTATCGTCAGAAAACTCAACTCTATTATTTTGAAAGTATACAAAACCCCTATATAATGAGCTTATTAAGTTCATGGCGTCAAAAACGCTTTTTGGATCATTAAATATAATATTGCATGAATATCTTGGCTCCAAACCGCCTTTTCCATCTCCAACCCCAAGAAAATACCCTGCATCGTCTACTGCGTCGCACCATCTTCCTATTTTGTATAAATCCCAATGGTTTATTAGCGCTTTGTCAATAGTATTGCCAAGACCGTATCTAGTACTAGTCATCAAATCATATATTATCCAAGCTGGATTATCTGTCCACGCATAGTAAAAGCTCCCATCCCAATCTCCTTTATAAATTTGTTTTTTCTCTTTAGCTACTTGTTGAGCTTCAATAGCTGATTCCCAATACCTCATATCGTTAGAAAGACGTATGTTAGCGTCTGGGTGCCATCCCGCATATCTACAATTACTAGGGATTTTAACCCTTTTCATTTTTACATGATATTGCCTAGCTGGTATGTCTTCGAATTGCCTAGAGTCAAGTTTTATTCCTGCAATAGCTGCGTATGGATAACTTTGAGAAGTTCTGCCCTGACCCTGCCAGTATTTTCCAAGGTTAGCCCAATAATCTTGGTTATAATAACCAGTATATTCTGTTACTCCATTTAATCTTACGTCTTTTTTGATAGCGGAGCTGTTTGTCTCCGTAGAAATTCTAAAAACGCTTATGTATCTCTTTACTTTTGTAGTCTCAATAAAATTTGTTTTACCAGCAAATCTTCTTTTGCCATTTAAATATTGATCGACATCCACTGGGAGAGGAAGGTAAAACGGAGCATTTCTTCTGCCATTTACCAGTTGCGTCCTTGCTAAACTGTTCCATGGGTATCCAAGTAGTGGCCCCCAGTTTGTGTTACAAGGGCTTTGGCCTAATACTTGGTTCATGTGGTCATCCCAGCAACCTGGGTTCCCTATTTCGATAGTAACGGGGCTATTTATTAAAGATTGAATAACATATTTATTTGAGCTAACTTTTACTTGTTCACCGTTCGGCTTCGTAATACCCGTTTCAATTTGTATATTTAAAACAGCTGGTGTTTGTTCTCCAGCATTTCTGCTTGGATTTTTTGTATCACCCAGAGCCTCTTTTTGCGAGTCCCACAATGCAGTAACAAATAACTTAAGCGAAACGGCATCGACATAAGGGTTTTCTACCGTATGTGTGAATACAAGGGCAGATTCAGCATAGTTTTGAGCCAAGTCATTCCAACTTGTATAATTTTGTGTTCCTCCTTCTCGAGTAGATCTGATATCGTTACTGCCCTCCTCAGAGGCTCTAGTAGGATTACTAGGCACCATTATTGGTGGGCAATTTCTTCCAAAATTAAAATTAGGATTTATTCCTTTGCTAGTATCAAAGTAACTTCGTGTGCTACTTCCGCCGTCTCTCAATATTTTAAATTGAGCAATCCAGGCTGATGCTGATAATAAGAACGCCATATATTTGTATTGTTATTGAATAAGTTGAACCTGACCTCCAGGTCTAAATGGCCCTCTTAGTTTTATATTATAATCAAAATCCTCAGTTAAGGCCCTAAAGGACGCAAACTGACCGTAGTCTATTTTTCCATTCCTAAACTCCATGTATACGTTGTTGAAGTTATACTTCATAGGAACACCCTCGTTATCTTTATCGTAAGGTCTGTTGAAAACCGTGTATTGGTTCAATGGTGTGCGCATAACTGTTTCTGTTCTTCCTACACCTAAATTATTTGATGTTGCAGCCCAATCTATATTTAAACCTTCTTCATCCCACACTGGGTCAAGCGAAACATGAGAATAAGCTTTTATGGTCATTTTTTGAGGACTATTAGTTTTCTTTATTCTTCTGTAAGGTAGTCTTAAGGACCTAATATAAGTTCCAGCAGAATTAAAAGTTTCTGAATATTCTTTAGTTTCTGTTCCTGTAATACTTGAGTGTATTATAAATTTAGCATAGAATTTATGAGGTTTAGGAACACTAGGCATAACTATTCTAAACTCCACGTATGGCCAAAAATTCACATTATAAGCCTCTTGATTATATGCAAACTGCCACTCCCATTCTGCCTGGGTTCCTCTTCTTAGTTGAAGCCCTCCATCAGAATAAGTAGAAGATACCAGATAAGGATAGGAACCTCCTATACCTACGATATTTGAGTTTTGATAAAATGTAGGTATTCTTCCACTGTAACTTCTATTAAAATATCCTGCTTTAGCTGTTGGTTTGTCTCGTTGGGCTGTGTCTGCTTGAAATACTAAGGGATTGTCCGTCGTGGCTATTGGTGTTCCATCCAGATATACTCCTTGAAACCAACGACTACCCTCAACTAAAATACCATTTTCATTGCAAATACCTTCTATAGGACCTTCACATAAAAGATCTAAAATTTCCGCCACTGAATAAGATGTTGCTACACTGTTTGATCCTATAAAAGGAGGTTTAAGCCAAGGCCTTGGAGGCGGTGGGGCTTTTTTCTTGCCTCTCCAACGGGCTCCAGAGAGCATTACTTTTTTTTCAAAATGCTTCATACTTAATACCAGCTTTGGTTAGCTATTCTCCCGACACCGTAACCTCCTTCGGTTACAAATGCCTGTGCTGCTGGGATTTTGCTTTGAAAATTTGTTTCTCTATATCCGACAACGTTAGAACCTATAATCATTCTCCCATATCCCAAAGGTAGAGTAGTTCCCTGCACAGTCCTATTGGCCTTGTTTGCAAATTTATAAGACTGCTCTAGAGTTCTAGATTCTGAAGAAGCTAGTACAGGATCTGGTCCATCTGGAGCTAAAGCTGCCATCAGTACCGCTGCAACTACAGAAATAGCTATCAAAGCAAGGGTTGTGGCAACAATACCCCAACCTGCAGCTATAACAGCAGCAGAAGTAACTGCGGCTATAATACCAATAAGAGCGAATATAAAACTACCAACTATAATTGGTATTACTTCTATTTCTTTGCAATTCGAAAGATCTTCGTCTGTACAATCCGAAAATTCTTTACCATCAACAATCACAGCGTAATGAAATCCTAGTTTATGCATTCTCATTACCTCTTTCTTAAATCCTTTATGGTCAGCATCTATAGCCTCAACAATATATTTTGGATCAGGCAAATCGAATTGAAAATCTTCGCCGAACTCTTTAGCTAAACCCCCGTGTAATTTAATTTTAACCATTGTATATATTAATGTTTTTTATGAATTTTTCAAAAGAATCGACATTATAGTCGATCAGTTTTGGTTTTGCTATTGCAAACTTTCTACTGTTTATGGAATAAACAAAAAATGGCAAACAACTATGCTCACAAGACAAAACATCAAATTCAGATGGTTTTTCGTCTCCTTTTATATGGCTATGGAAAACGCCAATAAAGCTATTATCTTTTTTAAACAACAGGTAGTCTATAGGGTTGATTTGGAAGTGGTTTTCTTTATCTCTGTGCATATTTTCGCACAACTTTAATATGTATTTTTTGTTTTCTTCATTATAACCAATGAATCCACAAATCTCCATAGACATAAACCTATCAGACCATTCAGAAATTTTGTTTAAAATATTATTTGTTTTTTTATTTTCGTATATCACGTTGATCTAAAATTATATTTGCTAGTTTGAATAAAACCTCCAAAAGGAATCTGTCCTCCTCGGTTGTTGAACCTGTCCATACAAGCACAAAGCTGTTTAGAGCATCCATCTTTAACCCAAAAATCTGGATTAGATAAAGGGTCTTTATTGTAGCTGTTCTTTCTAGCTACATAGAATACAGGAACTTTTGGGCTCGAGGAGTCTGCATTACCCTCTTTAAAGTCATTGGAACCAGGATAAGAATATCGAATGCCAGAGTTGATATAAATATAGTCACCTCTTTTATATGATATATCCCCACGCCAATATTCTTTATACTTAAGAATTGATGGAGGCATATAATTTCCACTAGAATCCCGCAAGCAATCCCCCCCTTCTGTTGCTCTTGGTTTTTGATTATAACCGCATCCCAAACCCCTATAATCAAAAGGACAACGTTTAGCCATTATTCTCCTAGAAGTATTTTTTGTGCTTTCTGTGTCTAAAGGAGACGTTAACTCAAACTCAACAAACGTTTTAGTCTCTGAAACTTTCTGAGAAACTATAAACGTTTCTTCTGATATTTGAGCTGAAAAATCTTGCTTCCCGAAAGGGTTTTGCGCAGACTCAAAATTAACATCATCTAAAAATCTAAGGAATGTTCTTTTTCTTACAAATTTAGCATTTTTAAAGTCATCATACCCTTCTAATAAAGCAGAAAAATATCGATCATTACCGTTATAATAATTAGAGATTTTTATAGTAGGCCTGTTTATCCCTCCTTTAGAATCGTTTTCGATTCCTTCTGTTTCTATTGGAGCTGGGAGGTATTCTTGACCCTGCCAAAATATTGGACCTCCAAAATTAGATCCATTATGCAAATTCAAATAAAAGCCTGGATTTTTTATTCTATCTGGATATATTTTATATAACTCAATAATAGCCGATGGTTCTAACGACAAAAGCTCTTTTGCAATTTTTGATGATGCACCTCCAAAAGGAGCCCCAAAAGAGAATTCATCTGCTATAACTGGTACTTCGTATGCCATAATTAATCCGTTTTCCTTACTGCAATATATACACCTTGTTGTTATTATATGAGTTTTTATTTTTATTTAAACTTGATTTTGTTCTTTTAACCCTTACTATATAAACAAGACAAATTATGAACAATATAATATATAGAGTTTACGACCACAAAGATAGGTATCACCAAAGCTACTCAGGGAAACTGAAAGAGTCTTATGAATGGGCGGTTTATTGTGCCAATAACATTAACGGCAAAATATATGAAGCAAAAATAAACGAAAAAGGAGAAACATCATCTTCTGCTTTAATTTTCCCTAAAAATGGAAACAAAAAATAAAAATTTAGGATCTGTACTAGGCTTGGATTTAACGGATAAAAAAGATTTGCATGACCTTAATTATTCATGTTTTATAAATAAAAACATAAGTGACGAAAGTTTTTATTGCGGCTCTGTTTGGAACAGGATGCACAATCACGAATTACAGCTTTCTGGATTATACGAGGCTGAGATAGCCCTTAAGTATTCTTTAGAGGATGAAGAATGTATAAACGAACACGAAAATAACGACACAAACGAAGATGAAAACTTAAACAGTGTAGATTTTCTTTACTCTTTCTTTTTTAAAGACATGTCAAAAAAAAGATTAAATTGCTTTACAATGCTTAATTTAAAACAAAAAAGAAAAGCCATTAAAGAACCTTCTTTGTTTGTTTCTGGATTAGCTCTTTCTTTTTTAGAGGCAATGAAAATATCAAAATATGAAATAATTGAGCTTCTTATTGAAAAAGAGGGAGAATACCTAATCTTACAAATGAAAGACAAACTGCCTTTCATGAAGTTGGTAAAAGGAACAAAAAACGAAAAGAGACTTATTGTAAAAAAAGAAAACCTAGAAAAATTTATTAAAGAAAATAAAATAGCCCAAAAAGAAAAAAACATAACTAATTTTGAGTTAAAATTTGAATTTAAAAATGAATAAAAAAGAAAATAAATTCTTTGTAGTCGGGACAAACTCTATCGTAAGTGATTTGCAAGATAAATCGTTGTTCTTGGATTGTTTTGATTTTTCCCCTAAAGAAACGCTAGTGAGAGTAGAGTTTGATGAAAAAACTTATATTTTTGATTTGCGTTCTATAGTATTTAACGAACACGGCTTTTTCCTTAAAGGTTTTATTTCCGACGAAAAGAAAAATGTTGGAAGAGTTGTTATGAAATATTTGCCATGATCTTCTTTTTTGTGTATGTATTGTTATGTCAACATCAACACAATCTACCCTTTTAAAACAAGTAGGTCACTACGGCGGAGAGCGTCTCGTAGGCGATCAAACAGTGTCTGGCAAATTCATGGCTATACATGCCCTTGCTGATACAACAGTGATGGCGGGTACTGAAGGAAGCATAGGCAATTTCGTTGGAGCTACAATCGTCCTTGGCGACGTTATAGTTGGAGAATGGACCACACTTCACCTCTCTGGTGAGGCTATTGTATATTACGCAACCTAGAAAATGAGAGTCCTAAGGATACTTGGTAACACAATAAGAAGAAGATTTGTAACAGTAGTCTTAGCTACAGGTTGTTGCCTTGCTTTCTGGAAGGATAACGAAACATGGGACGATGATTGTGTTTGGTTGGAAGGTTGCGATGATGTATGGTATAACAACGAAATCTGGGACAACAACGAAATCTGGCCTATCTGCGATTAACTAACAATTTAAAGAAAATATATAAAAAATGGCACAAAACACTTTTACCCCTACTGGGACAGAAACCCACCTAAATGCAAGGACTGTATGGAACGAAAACGCAACCGATGCAGAGTCAAGACTCGCCGCACTTGAACTTGTAACACCTCAGGTCGTTACATCTTCTGGCGGGGTTTTGTCTTTTGATAACTCTCTAGGAGGCAATCTTTTGGTAGAGCTTTTTGAAGACATTACTGATGTTTCTTTTACAAACGTTAGCCATGGAGATTCTGGTTTAATTGAAGTCACACAAAATGTTATTGGTTCTTGGACTTTTTCCGCAGGATCTCATATAGTTTTATCAGGAGATTTGGCTGACATAGTTAACATAACACCAACGACTGGAGTAGCTACGATAGCATGGTATTACGATGATTCAATACTCTACCTTTATGTCAGTGAAGCAGTATAAAAATTTATTTTAAAATGAAAACTTATCAATTAATTAAACTAAGCCCATTAAAGCTCGAATACTCAAGCGTTAATGGTCTGCCATCGTCCTTGACTAGAGATGCTGCCGCACCATCTACGCCAGATGGTTACGATTATGTCGAGAACCTGCCTATCCCTGAAGAAGCAGCTCCAGAAGGACAATATTACGTTAGAGAACTGACGACGGAATCATATGGCTGGAAACTAGAGACTATTATTGAACCGCCTATAGA